AAGCTATTTGCCATTACCTCCTGTCCAGCTACATCTCCAATGTCACCAATAGCAGTTAAAATACTACCACTCGGTGTTACCTTCACATTGTAGTACGTGCCACCACCACTAGAACTTCTACCAGCAATAACACTTCTATTTAAGGTCGCTAACGTGTCATCAGTTAGTGCAGTAGTAATCTTCTCTAAACTCGTGGTCGTGCCACCTGCTACACACGCAGTGTAAAGTATTAGGTTTGTAGCATCTGCGCTTGTCTTAGTAACTTGTATGGTAATAGGTAGATTAGGACTAAGAATAGAAGGGTCTAATTGCAGGTTTGGAAACCTTAGCGTATGAAATACAACCCAACTACCATCAGGGCTAAACACTTCATACTGTACAGGTGCACTACCTAACCAAGCCCACCTAATCCTAAACAGATTGCTCTTTGTAAAGTCTATAGCTTCAGGTGTACCTGCTCTCGTAAACGCACTACCACTACTGCCATCTAGTGGGTCACCGTTGAAAGATGCATACGCTACACCAGTATCACTGCCACCACTACGTCTTGTAGCATTAAACGTTAGCCCCTCATACCCAATGAAGAAACCATTGTTCGCATCAAACAACCCAATACGCTGCACACTGTTAGCACTCGTCGGTGTAGTAAAGGCTGCTGTGAACTTAACGTACTGCTCATTGCCAGGTCGATACTTAACAGTCTGTATACTAACGCCACTTACTTGTGCAGTTGCACTAGTGCCACTAGCGTACAAAGCATGACCGTTAGATATAGTAGCACTTGCACCTCCGGTTGCACTGTTATTAATTACATCAGTATCAAAAGAAGTATCAAAAGCTAACTCAACTTGGTTTGTTCTTGTGCCTATATTTGTAACACCAAGTATGTCTGCACTTGCTGCACCGCTTGCTGTGTTATTTGCTATTTGTTGTAGAGTTGCTTGTGTTGCAAAGTCAGGAACAGATAAGTCTTCAGCACCAGCACCACCGTAATCAATAACGACTACTTGTGATTGTTCTCCACCTTTCTCGACACTCCGTACAGGAATGTCAGGATTTGAACTGGTAGGAGCATTGGATACTGTAACGTTATCTGCCACTGTTAATCCTCATCCTCTACAGACTCAATCTCAAAGTTTGTATTACCTTCTTCATCTGTTTCCATCTTACCAATTTTCTTAGCTGCTTTTGGTATGATGTTGTTAATGACAATCGGCTGTTGCTCTGTTCTTGGCGTAGTAACCTCTGTCACCATTTGCTGCTGCGTCTGCATTGCAAGCCGTATCTTTTCTAGCTCTTGCTCTTGATTAAGTCTACGTTCTTCTAACAGCTTCTCTGACTCTTTCATCCTTACGGCCATGTTCTCAAGTTCGAGCCTCTGTAGATCAATGAGTTGTTCCACACGCTGTGCTTCACGCTTGGCTTCAGTTGAGTCAACTTTAACTGCTGTCTCTGCTTGGATTCTTGCAGTCTCAAGCTGTATCTTTTGTTGCTCAAGCTGCAACTTTTGTGCATCGACTTGTGCTTTTTGGGAGGCGAGGAATTCATCTACGCTTGCCTTTTTGTATGCTATTTCTACTTCTGATTGTGCTTGCATCATACGAGACTGTGCATCTGCTTGTGCCATGTACATCTTCTGGTTTGACTCATTTGCTTCCATCTGGATGCGAGTCATCTCAGTTTGGTACTTCATCTGTGATGCTTCACGCTGTTGCTCTACTTGCATTGCAAGTGGGTCAGGTGGAGCTTGCTGCGCTTGCTGTTGCTTCATGTCTACCAATGCTTTCATATCAAACAATGCTTTCTGGTAGAGACCATCGAGTTCTTTGCCACCCTTAAAACGTCTGACTAGGTTCTGCATGAGCTCCATAGCAAACATGTTTAATGATGGGTATTCGGTAATCATTGCTCCCATCTGTTGGAAGAACTGACCTGTAGTAGTAAGAAGGTCGAGACCATCTTGCTTCTCTTGTGCTTGGTCGAGTGCAACCATCGAATCAGTAGCAATGTCTATTCTGTAAACTCGCTCTTCTGTATTTTGGATTGCTTGTAGGATTGATTGCTTTATCCCATCTGCTGCCATCATAGGAGCCTGTGGGTTTTCAGGTGTAGGCTCTGGTAGGTATGGTCTAATGAGTGAATCAATATCTGCACACTCGAACAATGTCTCTGGTGAGAACTGTTCTGCTATGATAGTGCCGAGTTTGTTTACTGCATCACTTACAAACTTTGCAAATTGATTTTGCCGAACAATGAGACCAAGGCTAGACCACTGGTTCTCTAATCTGTTTGCAGTTGCAGTCTTGTATTGTGCGCTTGCACCTCTAAGAAGGTCAGAGACTTTTAGTGTTTCATATAGCTGCGCTAATGCTTCTGAACGTGCGCCTTGTAGAACACTTAGTGTTTCTACATATGGTCTAATGTCATGGTACTCGATACCATTAGCTTGCCCACCTCTGCCCTTGTAGTTTGGCCAGTTCATAACAGGAATGAACTTGAGGTCTCCTTGCAGAAGGCTCTCTACTTGGTCACCCATTGTAGCATCGTAAAGAGCATTGGTACGGATAGCTTGTACCGTGGCTGCAATACGTGTGGTCATTCGTTCAATCTGTAGTATCTGGTCTTTTGTGTGAACGTAGTCTGATACTGGTATTACAGAGTCAGGATCTATTGACTGGTTGATTGTCGAACACGGCCAGAAACCTTCGTACTTGACTGGGGGCTCGCCTTCTTCGAGGACACTTTTGTCTCCTTTCTTTTGGAGCCAGTAGACTTTGCCTGTTTCTTTACACCAGATTTCAAAGAGCTCTGCTTTGCCTTCGTACTTTTCGGTTTCTTGATATCTATTACGTTTGATGACATCGGGGTATGAATCATACGAGAGAGCTTTAGCAACATCTGCGCCAAATTTACTCTCAGCTTCTTTACGAGAGAGGAACGCTCTCCTTGCTTTCCATTCAATTTCTGATTCATTTCTCGCATCTCCTGTTAAGAAGTCACAATACTGAACTGTATCGAGGATTGCCCGTTCTTTGGACTTCACCTCGATCTCCATTATGCCTATGGTCATGCCTTCTGGAGTTACAGTCAGTGTGGACTCATCACCTTCATACGGATTCCCCTGTGCATCTACTAAGACACCTTCAGGGGTACGGATAAGAGCAAACTCTACATTCTCTACAGCGAAGTCAGCTTCATAACGTGCCCATAGCACACCCCGTCCTGTGAGTAGGAATTGCAACGCTGCGTTATATCCTACGAGGTCAAAGTCAAAGTGCTCATCCATTGCGAACTGTGTGTTACGTTCTAAGACAATGGCACCTAGCTCGTGGTTGAGACCACCGACTCGTTTCCTAAGTGTTGCTTCTGCTTTTGGGGTAGATGAGTAGTAGGCTGGCATTAAGGTGTTTACGATGTACCACCAGACGTTAAGCCTACGTTCTGTATCTGAAAGGTCTTTTCTTGCCTTGTAGACCTGTATAGATTCTTTCGCTTCGTTGAAAAACTTATCGTGTAGGTTCTCTGAGGCTGATACCTGGCTGTGCCACCATGCACCGGAATACTTCTTTTTACTCTTGTATGCCATTATAACTTAGCTCTCTTTTGTTTGTTCCTTACCTCATTTACATAAAGCTGCAACTTCACCCGTCCTTTGTGGATGGTCTTAGGAGCTGGCTTCTCGTATTCCGAATCAAGCAATCTTTCTTTACAGAGGTATCTGAGGGCATCTGCTGCGTGGTCATCACCCGTAGTGTCTGCGTCCTCGTGATTCTTCTGACATAATTGCAGTGCTGGGAGTGATTCTATCAGATATGGGCAACTTGAGAAGATGTATAGCATCGGGGGGTCTGATTGGAGCCTCCGGCGTATCTGAGACCACCCCGACACCCTATCATTATCCGCTCGTCTAAAGGATGGGTGCTTATATTTTGAGAACACCGCATTGAACTGGTCATTGATGGAAGGCCCCCCATCTGTTTTGAAAATTGAAGGGTCTGCTACTGCTATCGGGTCTTCTCCTACCGATAAAGAGGCAATACGCTCTGCTTGCTCCTTGTTTTCTATCTGTGTGCCGTGGAGCTCTCGATATATGACAATGGCACCTCTTGGTATGGTTACCTCTCCTCCGTCGTCTGTCTTACCGGAGCTTATAGCACCCCATACGGCTGCAAAGGGGCTCCTGTAACCCCAGTCGAATCCTAGGTACCGTGGCCAATGCTTTGGTACATTAAATGGTGTAACGATATGTTTGGTGCTAAATTCAGGGAAGTATGATCCCTCGTGTATTTCAAAGTCACCTTCTAACCATGCTCGTACTAGCTCTGGTGAGCCTACCATGTGGAGTCGGTCGATATATTCGGGGTCATTGTGTAAGAGGATCTTATTATCTTGCACCCTACTCGGAATGTATATATACGGCACTTCCTTTCCTGTGCCGATTTTCCATTTGAGGAGCTCCCATCCTTTGGGAGCTGGCTTGATGAACTTCTCTTTGAGCCACCAGTGCCCAGGGCCTCCAGGGTTAAAAGTAAGGATCATCTGTACCTCTGTACCCCGTAGGGCACCAAAGAGCTTAAATATTGGGTCAGGTGAGGGGTAGTTCCCTGCTTCTTCTATAGCTGCATCAGATAGGTTTTGCCCTTGGTACTTCTCAGCATCGGAGTTATTAGCGAGTGGTCGAAATCTAAGCCTTCCCCCTCCTGCAAAGGTGAACTGTTTCTTTTGATCGTTATAGTGAGCTTCCAGGGGTAGATATATCTGCTTGGCTCTTTCGATAAGGTCATCTGCCTGTGGGAGCTCCTTTCGGAAGAATATGCCATTGAACTTCTCTCCCATCGTTTCGGCTTTAATAGCAAACTTACCGAGAACGCCGTCTGTCTTGCCTCCACCCCTAGCACCTCCATAGCCTATGAGTGGTAAAGGGCACTCTATTAGGGCTTGCTGTGGGCCTTCCTGTGGTGCCCATACGATGTTTTGTTCAGGCTTTGTCATCTAGGATTATTTTTACACCTCGATATAAAACATCTCGAAAACCAATAGTAGCCTTTGTTTCAGAGACAAATAATAATGGTCTTTGTTCTAATGTTTCAAATTCTAAAAGTGGTATTTTTTGTGCACAAATAAAGCATTTATACGCTGCTTCGTTTTTACACCGTACTTTTATGTGTGTATTGCACCGTTTACAAATTTTGTCTTCAGGCTTCATCCCGCACTCATTAAAAAGGGGGGCACTAAGCCCCCCGAACATGGTTATATTATGGCACCTACCATACCTAGTAGTGTTGCAATGTGTAGGATACCGATACCTGCCAG